GAAGGTAATCGTGTCGAAACGATTGTCAAGGTTGCCGTTCTTATATGGTCTGCTGCAATGTTGAGTCTTTCCTACTGGGAACCTCCTAGTGGTAAGAAGATAGTAGACTTCGATCCAACTTTCATCGCTTCGATCTTTAGTGGTTCACTTGCCGCTTTGGGCGTACAAACAGGTAAGAAAAAGAACAATAATGCTCCTAAAATTCCTACCAAAGAACCAACTACAAAAAAATGAAAAAACTAATTGCTTTTGTTTTTCTTATAACAACACCTTTTGGTAGTTGCAGTAGAGTCCTAGCTGACATAACTTCTTCAATAAGTTCATCAATTAAGCTTGAAGTTGCAGCCCCAGGAACTACAGCAGATCGTATAGGAAACTCCTACAGTGTTTCTGGAACGGGAGTTACCACTACAGATGGCACAACAGCAGGTAGTTTGGGTGGACTAGGAGCTTCGACTGCTGGAGTGGCTGCTTACACACCAATTACTGCATCTCAACTAACTGATGGGGAATCATTCTCATATACAGTCTCACATACGACAGGTGATACTGTAGCTACAAGTTTAACCACTGGAGAAGTAAGCCCCTTTGGTGATTTGACGAGTACTTCTGGAGGTACAGCAACGAACCTAGCTGGTACTGTAGATAATCATGTAATTACTCTGACTGCTGGATCTGCTGGTACTACGGCCACTGGACAATATGTAACCACATTGACTGTAGACTGATGAATCATGCGGAAGCTTTTATTACTATTTCTTCTATATGTTTTACCAGCTAATGCAAATATCGTTCCAAACTTTACAACTGGCACAATGTCCAGCACGACTTCTACAACTTCTACATTGTCAGAATCAATCACTAGCAAAGACTTTAAGACAGGCTACGAATATACAGTTACAGGAACAGGAATATCACATGATGGAGGAAGTATGTCTCCTACCGCAGTTGAAGTTAATGGAACTGTAGGAGGTACAACTTATAAATGGACAGGAGCAGATATGACAACAAAACCAAACTGGACACAAACCAATCCTACATCGGGAGATTCTTTCCAGTTTACAGAAACATATCATGGCCCTGGTTTGCAGAACATAACGACAATCCAAAGAGACATAACAACAGAATCCGTTACTACTACTACCTCTGTGTTCTCGCAATAATTTTAAGCCCTGTAAAAGTTTTAGCTAATGCTGTCAGTCAAAGTAATAGTGGATCAGTAACTAATCAAAATTGGAACGTAAACAATGGTAGTTTTCATACGAACCAATATGGAGGTGGTGTTGTATGTCAGGGAGCAATGATGACTATAACTCCATTTACTACATTTAATTCAAATTACCGCAAACCTTTTAGCCATTTTTATGAAACACCTGTTTACGATCCAACAGATATAGTTGGAGACTTTGATGATGACGGTAATCCCATAGGAGATGGTACACCTGACAACCCAGGTAATATTCTTTACTATCAGCAAAATTATTCTGGAACGAATAAAGATAGCTATGCACTGGGTACTGGTATAACCTTGAACTTTTCTATTCCGTTAGATAGAGGATTACAGAAACAATGTAAAGAAGCTGCTGCAACTCAAACTAATATACAAAAACAACAACTTAAGAATCTTGAGCTTGATTGGCATTTTGCCAGATTAAAGCATTGCGGTGAGAAGAAGATAGCTGGAATCCGATTTAAAAAAGACAGCCCTTACTATGATCTATGCTCTGATATAGAAATAGCCCCTCGTGCAAATCAGGTATTACCTCATGCTCATAAATTAAAGCAGTAGACAAGTACGGGTGAACTTGCCTACCTAGACACCCTATCCTTCGCCAAAATAAACAGGGTTTTATTATTCTATCTTATCTTTCTTCTTTGTCAGCTTTTTAACGATATTTTTTACTAGCGGTTTGATGATATTAAGAAGTAGACTACTGGCAGCGACCAAGCCAATAACAGCAGTAGATACAATAGTAGAAACCTCTGGAATGTACTGATCCTTGAATGGTACGTCTTCATAGATAGTTATACATCTAGTACCATCTTCGCTTTTTTCATGGCCGATGACACGTTCCAATCGTGAACTGTTACGAAAGTCATTTATGCGTTGGTCTTTTGGCCCAGGGCAGGGAACTACTTTTATCTCTTTCTTTTCTTTCGGTATATCTGGTTTTACTTCCTTTTGTGCAGGTGCTTCAGTATTCTCTACTCTTTTTTCTTGTTCTTTATTTTCAATAATTTCAATTTTTCTTTTGTCATATAACAGAGGTTTAAATGTAGGCATCGAACCAGATGGACAGGAAATAGTTGTACCTGTTGGATCGTCATCATATAACGCAGTATTCTTAGGACTTGCATCCCTATGATATTTCACACATCCAGGTAATTTTATAGATGGTGGTGGTACGTTTAATACTTGATATGGATTAGCTGTTGGTATGTTTAAATGTGGAACTTTTATATCTGGTATAGATATATTAGGAATCTCCATCTTCTACATCTCCAATAGAAATAGACCAGCCTTCTTCTCCAAATTTACCTTTTTCTACAATCTTTGGCTTTTTTATCTTTTTATCTAATTCTTCGTGATATTTTTTTATGTCATTATCTAGCTCTAAATTAAACCTTTTCATCCGTAACCAGCTAATTAGTTTGTCAACATAATATTTTACTAACTTTTTTATAAAACCAAATACCATTAAAATTTAGGAAGTTTAGTTGTGGGTAGAGATGGCCCTGTCATATTTGGTAATCCTTGGTCTAACATCTTTGGCATAAGTCCTTGTACATTACCCAAGACCTCGTTCATTATTTTTGTTTTGAACTGCTCTGATGTTACATATTTATAACCAAAGTAGCTTCCACCGATGACAGATGACACCAAAAAAAAGGAAACTATACTAAGAATGTTAGCTATTTTTTGAAACATGATAAAAGAAGCATTTTTAAAAGCATTAATGCCTGTCACCATTATAACTTTTTGCGGAATCTGTGCATTAGCACCACTTTATGTTGGACTTTCTGTACTATCTACCAAGGTACACCAGAAGTCTTAGTAGGAGTTTTAGATTCTGTTATCTGTGCAGCAATACTTGTTTCTATTCTTGTTACTTCATCAGATCCAATTGCAGCTTTAGCCCATGCAATAGCATTTTCTTTACTTACAGAAGCATAAGCAGTAAAAGAACCACTATCAGCATCAGCAAGCCCTACAGAACCATAAGAAGAGCCTGTATGATCTCCGTCAGAATCACTAGCAGTCCAGTGAACAGTTGTTATAACATCAGATAAACTTCCTACAGTTTTTGTTGCATCTAGTGAAACAACATCCCAAGTAACAGCCATGATAATAAGTGTTTAGCTATATTTTACTTTGATTCTACAGGTTGTACAACATCACTAAGTTTTTCTAATTGTTTTAATGCACCTTGATCTTCCATGATTGGTTGCATCAACTGTTGTGCTTCTGCCTGTTTTGTTTGTATCTCTTTTTGAAGCATTTGTAATTTTGCAATATTTAAATCAAGACGAGTTTTTGTTTCGTCATATAGTTCTTGTGGTGTTGCCATAAAATAAATTTCAGTTATCCAATTTTACTAGGCTGCTTCTAATGCTGCAACTTTGGTTTCCAACACCTCTATTTTTGCAATCGCTTCCTGTAAAGCTTTAAATCCAATCATCATAAACTGTTCTTCTTTTAATCCTTTTCTTAATACTTCATTTCCTTCTGAATCAACTCCTGTTTTAAAACCATCATTTACTAAATCAGAATCAATAAGTTCTACGTCCTGTGCAATCAAACCATGTTTTTTTGTAATTGAATCAGATTCACTAATATAATTAAAATCTTTAAAAACAAATTGTTTAAATGTATTAAAAACAGAACCCATTAAAGTGATATTTTTCTTTTCTCTTTCGTCTGATAAATTTTGATTATTACCTGAGTAATTAGCAATGCCACCATTTGCTTGAACATAAAATCTATATCCATTATTAGTGGCATTAGTATTAAAAAGATGATAAGTGCTTGATGCAGAAGCATTTGTATTAAAAACAGTTGTCATATTTGGCGAAGTACTACCTGACCTTAATATATGACCTGGTGTACCTCCATCAAGTTCATCAGTTTTGTTAAAAGCGATATGACCAGAACTACCAATCTTTACACGAGTAACAGCATTTAAAGAGTCATATATAAGTAAACCTGAAGTACCACCTAAAGTTTCTATATTCATTCTTCCCGAACCACCTTCATAGAATTTAACTTTACCTGCAGTGCTTGAACCTGATGAATTTAAATCTAATAAGTCAGTTGCTGCATGAACACCAAATTGTCCTGTATAACCAGTTCCAGTTCCACCCACTGCAACGCGGCCATCACTTCTAATTCTCATACGTTCTAA